AGTGACCATCATTCACTTCGTTGAGCATTACCAAACCACGCCAGTGCCTATTAGACAACTGATCCATGTAGCTCTCATCATGCAGATAATAGCTACCTGCAATGATAGCACAGATTGGCTGACCATCCGCACGTTTACCGTAGGCTACTTGCTTGCCTTGCTGATGACCAGCAATGCAGCTCATGTGGAGCTTATTGATAATAGCAGCAGCAGTGCCAGCAGGTCGGCCCATCGCTCCAACAGGCCAGTAATGGTTGAACCCCACCCCGTTGATGAATACAGGATGTAGGAACTGATGTACTTCCCAGTCTTTCTCATATTCCAAATCCTTTGTACTAATCAAACCTTCAAGTGTAGGGTTATTGTTAACTGCCCGGTCAATACGATTACAGTGATTTCCCAAAAGCATTATTAACTTTGGCTTATATACTTTTTCTTTATTCCGCTTTAAACGTGCTTGTTCTTCCTTCAAAGGGGCAAGCAACATTTCCATCGCTTTTTTAGCAACTTCAATGTCTTTCTTATAACGCAAACCTTCAAAGTATTTAGAGCCTTTTACATCATGTGTAGACAGACTAGCCATGTCAGCAAAATCACCCATGTTAACTACCACATCTGGTTTGTAGTCAACAATAGCTTTTCCTGCCCAAGTAAGATGCTCCAATGGAACACCTTCCTTAACTTGACAATCCGGCACAACAAGTATCTTTATCGGTTTATTGTAACTGTATTCCATGTCTACTTTGCGCTCCTCGTTTAGAATTTACTGAATGAGATACCCATTCCATGTTATCCAGACGGTAACCAACATCGCTGTTTTTACGGTCTACCGTTGGAGCTTGTTTTTGCTCGTAGCCGGACGAAACATATTTATCCCAAAGAACCATAAACATTGGAGAACATTTAGCCCACTCATAGAACTCCTCTTTTAAGAGAAGCTCTTTACCTGCATATAAGTGAGCTTTCTTCTTATTTACTCCTGTAATGCGACTCTTCATGTTTCTGTACATACGCATCAGATATCCATTAACTGTTTTCTCATACTTCTTTGTATAAGCATTGTTATTCTCTTTTCTGTTGCGTTGTTGATACAACAATCGTTCTTCTTTGTTCATCTTAATCACTTAATCCAGCATTGGATGAATCTTCATCGTTTACTCCATCAAAGTTATACACAGGTTCCCAATAGCCTTCAAGCAATTGGCTTACACGATCATGGACACCTACATAGCCTGCGGAGTCTAAAAAGTGTGCAAACTCAATCAGGATGTTATCCCATCGTGTGTCTGATTCAAAAAAGACACCAGTGCTGAGTTCCTTTTCGTAAGGATATTCAACATCATCAAAGGTCATTTCACCTTCTTTGTGGCTCTCATGAAACACAAATCGAAAATATTTACTCATGTTATTTACTCCTCAACGATCATCACCAGAGCCACTAAGCGTCATACGTGCCTGACGATCAGCGAGCTTCTGCAAATTCTTACTTGCCAAGTCTGACAGGCTCCATCCCATCACAGTAGCCAGTCCAGCTACTTGCCACAAGACGTCACCCATTTCCTTTTGCAAGCCTTCTTCGTCTAGGATACCATCACGTACCCACTTAGCATACTTGCCAGCTACTTCGCCAGCCTCTGATGCTAAGTTACTCACCATATAGGCAGGGTTCTTAGCAGTCTCTAGTGCTGTCTCCCATGCCTTGTTTTGATATTCTTCAATTAGCATTCATCACTCCTTGCACAATGTTTGGACAAACTTCAGACAAAACTGATTTACAAGCTTCAGCAACATCTCGGTGCTCCTTCTGTGTAGCCTTATCGGTGCGAATTTCAATGTAGTGTAACCAGCTTCGCAGAGTACCATTCATGTACAAGCGAGACATTGTTAGGCCCTCAGGCAACAGTGCTCTGGCTTGCTCCTTAGCGATACCCTTCTTCAGAGCTGCTTCATACATCATCTCAGCCTCATCCATTACTCGATTCTGTGCAGATGCCCACCAGTGCATCAAGTACTGATCTTCAGTTTCCAAGCTGTTCTGACGGTTCTTATCGTCCTGCATTCGGCATTCACGAATATCAAACACAGTAGCCTTAGCGTATCGCTGAGAGAACTCTTGAAAGCTGAAGCTACGATGACGAAGAATCTGACGAGCAATGTCACGAGTGCATTCAATCTCCATGCAGACGTTAGCCATCTCGAAAGGACTCCAGTGCTTATTCTTGACTAGATACTTGAGTAATTTACCTGCAGTCTCTGAGTTATTTTGATTCTCAGGATTACTCACCCGAGCACAATAAGCAACTTTTTCCTCAATGTCAGGAGTTGCCCATACCAAGTTAACTTTCATTCCAGCTCTTCTCCATCAACCTTAAGTTTTTCACCCTCACGGATAGCAGCCTTGATAGTCTCAAGGATACCTACACGCACCAGCGCTTCAACCTCCTCAGCTGTTAGGTCAAAGACGACATTAGCTGAGCCATCTTCGTTCTCTTTAATCGTTGTTACGTTCATGCTTCCCTCGCTTTCACCGTGCCTCTAGCACTTAGCATGGCGTCTGCCACTTTGTATGCGGCCCTAGCCTGCTCATCACCAGACATCGGTATGCGCGTCAAAAACGCTTGCATTGCCTTGGCCGCAAAGTAGTCGCGCAGGGTCATGCCTTGACTGTTGGCAATTGATAATGCAGCGACAACTCGTTCACTTTGCGGAAACGCTGGCCCACCTGTTTGTTTGTCAGTCATATCAGCTCCTTACGCTTGAGTTCGATGATGTCTTCAGTGGTAAAACCTGCATTGTGTAGTTTAACAAGGTCATCAATGACTGTACCTTTTTTCTCAACCTCAAAAGGATTCAAAGTAATGCTACAACCTATGTACATATCGGAAGCATCGTGAATCATGCCGCTTTCATTGTCCCAGTTAAGTAAGATTTTCTGTTTCATTCTGCTAACCACTCCTTAGGAATCTCTTTATCAGCGTACTTAAAGCCTTCCTTCTCGCACCATTTAGCATAAGTGGTAGAGGATGTCTTACTGATCTTAGTGCGTGAGTTACTGAAGACAAACCTAATATCTAACTCTGGGTGTTGTTTCTTCAGCAAGATGTGCTTTTGTCGATCAGCCAACAAGAATCTACCTTTAGTCTCAATGATGATACCGTTAGGCAACTGAAAGTCAGGCGTATACGTATGGGTTGAAGCAGGTTTCACATAGCGTAATCGAAGTTGCTCATAAGTGTATTCCACTCCAAGCTTGTTGAGTTGCTCAGCAACCTTCTCTTCTAAGCCGCTACGAAAACCATACTTCTTACCGACTTGCTTCTGAGTAAGTTTTTTACTCTTCACCATCGGCCACGTCCACCACAGTACGCTGGAACTGGTACAACAGGTTAGCAAAAGCATCAACGAACTCTTCGTCATGCTGAGTCTTACCCATTGTGAACAAGATAGCGTGAACCAGCTCATGATAGAAGGTAGCAGAAGAAGCTTGCTCCATCATACCTGCACGAATCTTGATCTGATTACGCTCCATGTCGCAGTAGCCCATCATTGTAGGCATCTCATCCGTCAGATGGACTTCCCATTTACATCCTGCAAGCTCAAAGGTGGACACCAAATCTGTTGATCGTACCTCAACAGGAACAGGAGCTTTGCGTTTTCCAGTAGTCTTTCCCATGTTTCACCTTTTTCAATGTACATATCGTAGCAGACCTTGAACATTTCCTTGTCCGTCTTACAGTCTGCTAATGCCTTCTCAGCCTTGACTGGCCCGATACCTTTCAAACCTACAATGTTGTCAATTCTATCACCTGTCAACACTTGTTTGTAGAAGTTAAAGTACCCGTCAAACTCTGAGATGTAATATTTCTCTACCTTTACAGGATTGAAGTGATGCCCTTGAAGCTGATCGAGGTCTTTGTCCACATGAACTATCCAACAGTTGTCTAGCAACTCTGTAGATCGGATAGCTACTCTATCGTCAGCTTCGATGCCTTCAGACACCGTAGCACCATACTTAGTAATCAAGTGTTCTCGTAGAGCCTGATAATGTTTAGGCTTCTTAAGGTCAACACGATTACCTTTGTAAGGAACTGTTACTGCCACTTCATCCCTAAAGTTAGTCTTGCCTGTTAGGTGGCACTCAAAGTCTTCTACACCTAAGTCGATGTACATAACCTTCTCTAGCCACTCTGACATTCGTGCCTTGGCGACACCCTCAGGTTCATCCTCTGTTGTGAATCCTGTACGGTACACCAAGACATCAGCATCAACTATCGCTAGTTTAGAATCAGAGGGCATCCTCAGCTTCTTCCTGCTCAGCTTGGACTGCATTAGGATCATAGGTGACCAGATCAGTCACGATGATCTTCTTAGCACTAGGAGCTACGCCAGTCTTCTTACCAAACTTCCACTGGTAGCCGCTAATGATAGCAGTACACTTAGAACCGTTGCCAATAGTCTTAGGATCAACTTCTTTGTCGTTGTCATCCACAGGCTTATGGACATACTTGGACTTACAGTTAATGAAGTTGCCTACGTTGTCATTGTGGCTAACTTTGATGCCCAAGTCTTCCAGCTTAGCTACATCAGCGTCACTGATCTGCCCAATCTTTGCAACGTACTTCTGACTTTCCTCAGTGTAGTCGTTGAATTGCACCATGTCGGATGCGTAGAAGAGTTGACCATTGATTGTCGCTACTTTGTTGCTCATGTTTAATTTCCTTTTAAGTTATCGTAGTCCGCAGGACGAGAATACTCGCTTTGTTGCGGTAGTTACTTTGAAGTTCCTGCTTACCATACTACAGGATCACTGCCGCCAGATAACTGACCTTACTCACCGGCTGCGACACGCAGTTTTCTCCGGCAAGTTGTGATGGATCAAGCTGATTGTTGGTGCGCCTAACCTGACTCGAACAGGTACGCCATCAGCGGGAGATTTTAAGTCTCCTGTGTCTACCAATTCCACCATAGGCGCTTTTGCAGATTACTCAGCCTTAGCTGTCTCTTCCTGCTTTTCTTGTGCTTGTACGTACTGAGACTGGAACTGAGCTACAAGCTTCTGATGCAGAGGGAAAGCACCAGATTCAGTAGGCAGTTGAGCAAGCACACGAATGATGAATGCTGCTTCGTTGTCTTCAAGTTTAAATTCCATTTCACTTCCTTTCAGTTAATCCAATCATTAGGAGGCTCACCCATTGATTCCTCCAAGTACATCATAGCAGAGTAGAAGAGTTCGTAAAGCTCTTGGATGTCCATATCCCGAGGAGCCTCTACACTGAAGTCTTCATCGCCTACTAATAGTTTAACAACTCTTTTCCGTTTTGTCAACACTTTATTTGTCATTTATTTATCCGAGACATCAAAGAATTCCATGCTTTTGCCGCCACTGATGGTACTTGTCCATTACCAATGGCTTTAAGTCTGTCCATCCTAGCGGCCACCCCATCATCCATTCTGTGAATTCCGGATGAATCTTCCCACCAATGTGGGTAGCTAGAGTAGGTGTTTTCCTTGTGTACTCTGCCGGATAAGCTCCTTCCTTTGCGTTGTGACAAGTCGGAGTAGGCAACAATCCAAATTCTTTGCCTCTCGTGGTTTGCTCCAACGGCTCCTGCTGAAAACACACCCCATTCAGCATTGTACCCCAACGAGGCCAAGTCTTTAAGAACGGTTCCCAGTCCTCGTTTAGTGAGCATAGGGGAGTTTTCAATGAAAGCGAAAGCTGGGTTGACTTCTCCGATGATTCTTGCCATGTGTTTCCACATACTTGATCTATCTCCGTCAATTCCTGCTCCGTTTCCAGCCGACGAGATGTCTTGGCATGGAAAGCCTCCAGATACAACATCAACAATTCCTCGCCACGGTCTTCCATCAAAGGTTTGTATGTCATCCCAAATCGGGAAAGGCGGGAGAACTCCTTCATTTTGTCTAGCGAGCAATACGCTTGCTGGGTACTTTTCCCATTCAACGGCGCAGACTGTTCGCCACCCAAGAAGTTTTCCTCCAAGTATTCCTCCACCAGCACCTGCGAATAAAGCCAACTCATTCATGTTTTCCTTTCAATGTGTCTGGCGCCAGTTAGCACCGATCTTATATTCTCCGTCTAGTGGACATCGAAGTTGGTAGAACTGTCCAGCTTCAATGATTGACATTCTAGCAGCTTTTCCAACTTCTTCAGCGATACTTTGATGACATTCAAACTGAAATTCATCGTGGACATTAGCTACTAGTTTGACATTCCATTTGTTACTCTTAATCTTGTCATAGAAGATACACAGAGCCTTCTTCATCACGATTGCTCCTGCTCCTTGGAGGAGGCTGTTGAGAGCTGCGTGTTCTGATCGTACCCATATGCGTCTACCATCCAAGCCGGGAACCCATCCTTGAGTAGCTTGTTTTGCAACTCGCTTGATGAGCTTTGCAAGTGCTGGTGTTTGTTCAAGGAACTTTTGCTTGAGCTTTGCACCCGCTTTAGCTGATCCTCCCACAATACTACCAATCTTCGCATCTCCCGCACCGTAGAGGAAGGCATAGATAAAAGTCTTTGCATTGTCTCTAGTAGCCAGTCCTGCTGCTCTTTGGTTAACTGTGTGAACATCTGTTCCATCTTTAGATGATCCCTCGGTGACAGTTCTGACATAATCCTCATCCTTCATGTAGTGAGCAAGCATACGAAGCTCCAAGCCTGAAGCATCACAGCCTACTAAGACATTACCTTCTTCTACAGTCCAGCACTCACGACACTCGTGCCCATAGACAGAACCTGCATTAGGAATCTGTGCCATGTTAGGGCTACTATGTGTCATACGTCCAGTAACTGCACCGTTAGTGATAACCTTACCGTGAACCCTGCCGTCACCCTTCACAGCCTCTAACCAACTGGTGATCTGTGCTACTCGTTTCTGGAGCATCAGATACTCAGCGATCAATGCAGCTTCAGGAATCTTAGTGATCTCTGAGAGTACGCCCTCATCAACCATCGGAAGTCCTGTATCAGTAAATTTCTTAGGCTTCCACCCTAGCTCGATCAGTTTCTCTCCAATCTGCTTTCTAGAGCCGGGATTGAATGTAACTGTTTCGGGCTTAAGTTGCTTTCCTGTCTTAGCGGACACTCTTGGCACTTCGTATGGAGGCCATCTCTCTTGCATTTGGTCATATATTCCTGCCATTTTTGTTTTGATGTCAGTAAGTAGACTAATTGCATAAGGCACATCAAGTTTGAATCCATTTCGTTCCTGCTCCGCTATGATAGACGCAACTTTGTGCTCAAGGTCGATAGAGTCTTGCGAAAACTGTTTCTCAAAAGTATCATTGCATAGTTTACGATACAGTTTAGCAGTAACTTCAACATCCCTAACGCAATAATGATCCATAAGACCATGATGAGGTTCGTCAAAGCATTGTCCATCATATTCCTCTCGTTTGTCGTTCAACCATTGCCATACAGCTTTGTAGTCAATCTTCTCCATCCCAAGAGTCTTCCCCCAACTCTCCAGAGAGTGCCCTTCGATGCGGCTTGGATCGAGAAGCCTGCTTACTATCAACGTATCGTAGACTTTCTTCAATGTTATCTTCGTACCCCAGAGCCTGTTCAACACTGGAAAATCGAAGCTGATGCCGTTGTGGGCTACGATCAACGTAACGTCCTTTAAATACTCCTGAAGGGGTTTTGCTGCTTTCCATGTCTTTACTTCACCAGTCGATAAGTCCTTCGTCACCACTACCCATATCTTGTTGTGGGTTAGGTTTGTTTCGATGTCCAGCACAATGCTTTTCATGCTCTTCTTTCAGTTGCTCATATTGATGAATCAGAAGCTGATACTTGTCTTGAAGATCAAAGTAGCTTTCCTCTAATTCTAGCAGCCTTCCTACTACGCTGTCAAGTGTCCAAGCCATTTTGTTTCTCCTTCTGTTCCTCATACGACCAATCCTTAAGCGCCCAAGGAACTTCTTCAGCCTTCTTTTTCTTCTTTCCAAAGATAGCCTCATAGTTATTAGCATAGGCTTCTTGGTCTTGTTGCTTACGTGGCGAAGAGCCTTTACCAGCCTCGCGTCCACCGTCGCTCATCTTCATAGCATCTCTTCCTTTGCTTCTAGCATTCGTCCTGTTTCTTTGATGTACTGCAATTCGCAGGCTGGGCCAGTGTATCCGTTATATCGGTTCTTTGCAACAGCCACTTTAGTCCTGTGTCGCTCTTGCTCGTTCTCAGCCATACTGTTTCGCTCCAAAGTAATGACTGCATCAGATAGCTGCGCAATAGCACCTGAGCCACGTAGCTGAGACAAAGATACTGCTTGTCCATCTTCGTGTCCTGCATTTCCTTGTGGCCTCCGTAGATGCGATACACAGATAAGAGTAACCTCAAGTTCCTGTACCAGTGTACGCAGTTTAGTCATCATGTTATCAATAGCTTTACGTTCGTCACCATTATCGAGACCACTAACCACGATGCTAATATGGTCAAGAAAAATGACACGACAATCGCAGGCTTTCGCCATGTATCGTATGCGGTTGGCAATATTGTCCACATTACTACTACCGAAATGATCAAACAGATACACGCGATTAGTTCCAAGCGTAGCATCAAAGGCATCTTTAAGCTCCTGTTCAGTTACTGGCGTATCAGGCAAGTGTAGCAGCTTATTAGCGTGAAGGCTCATAATGCTACGTGCAGTCTTCCTAGTACTCTCTTCCAAAAACAACCCACCAATGTTCCAACTCGTAGTCTTGAGCAAATGGTACAGAATCTCTCGAAGGAATTGACTCTTACCTAAGCCGCTGCCTGCGGTGACAGTAATGAGTTCTGCCCTACGAAGTCCATACAATAACTTATTGAGACCTTCCCAAGGATACTGTGCTTCTGCTTTAGGTTCTGGCTTACAGATTTCTTCCCACAAGTCAGCAGCATTAACGATACCGTCAGGGATGTATACCTCAGCTCTCCACCACTCATTGACAAACTCTTTAGTAGCTCCTGCAATCAGGTACTCACAAGCATCTTTGTAGCCACTCTTGTGCTGAACAATCTTAGCTTTCTGTCCGAACAACTCAGCGACTTCTTTAGATGCTTTCTTTCCCGGCTCATCGTCATCAAAGCAGATCACTACAGCATCAAAGCTGTTGATCCATTCGTACTGTGCCTTGCAGTCCTTCAAAGCTGCTTGAGCACCGTTGCGAATAGACACTACAGGCCATTGTGATCCTGTCATCTGATAAGCAGCTAGTGCGTCCAGCTCACCTTCAACGATGGTTAGATACTTCCCACCTGTGTGAAAGAGAGATTGACCGAATAGAGTGGCATCTTTGAAGCTTCCTTCGATGGCAAAACTTTTCTCAGCAACTGTACGTACTTTAGCAGCAACTCGATTTCCTCCTGCGTCAGCATAAGGGTAGTAGTGTTTGCCTTCATCTTGTGTAACTCCAAATTTCTCACAGGTTTGTCTTGAAATGTTTCTTTCGGGGATAGCCTTCACTGTCCCTTTTACGTCTAGCACAGTAATATCCTTTCGTGCTGTGTTGTTCCTAACAGATTCCATGTATTCACTTTCGTCATCTGCTGGCTTGAATGCTTGACATACGTGGCAGTACTCATGACCATCATCGTAGAGGCTGTTACCGTCAGAGCTTCCACACACTTCGCATGGGATGTGTCTTAGAAATCGACTGTTAGTGTTACTGTTCATCCTCATCACTGGTTTCCTTCTTCCATTGACCGCAATGTTCTTTAAAGTCTGCAGTGTACATCGGGAAGTCTTCACTCCCATTCCACCATCGTTTTCCGGCCTCAAGCACCTCTTCAGTGATTTGCCGGAAACACTCTTTGTTACCACACTTTGATGTGCAGAATGTCATATCTCTAAAGCCTAGCATTTTCCAATACCTCAGTCTGTTCCGGACGTAACGTCCTTTAAAATTGATAAGGTTTACTGGAGGGAGGGTTATTTTAAATTCAACCACAGCCCCACCTGTGCAAAAGCATAGCCTGTCCAGATCATGCCGTTAGCTGTCTCGCCTTTGAGCCATTGCAGTATACCAACGACAAGGTATCCTAAACCAGTTGCTCCTACGATCAGGTGTTCCACCGTCAGGTGCTCAATAGTCATTTCTCTTCAACTCCGAGTTAGACAGCTCAGCCATCTTAGTTAGTGTATCTTCCAAGTCTTTCATCCACATCACTCTACAGCAATTTATTGTGACGGGGTGGAATACTCGACCACTGTCGCTCTCCTCTGTGCGATTGAGAATGGAAAAGAAGTGATGCACTGCTTGCTCTAGTGTCATCGTTTCACTCATTTCATTTCTCCTCTGGCTCGGATAGCTTCGCCGTACTGCCAACCAGCAAGGCCATCAGGAACGTCATCATCCAAGTCGTCACACAACTTTGCGCAAGCCTCTCGTTCTTCAAGTATTGCCTCATTCACTTCAATTTCAATCTGAGGCTCCATGTGGTTTTGCCAAAACTTGTCACGCTCTTCAATGGCTTTACGTGCAATGTCAATAGCATGAACGGCGAACTCTTTGCGCTCTTGCTCAACTGCTGCATTGACCATTACTTTGACGTGTACATCCAAAATTTCAAGCACTTTCTTTGCTGTTTCATCTGCTGTGAAATCAGGATTTGCCCAAACACCTTCTTTTGTTATTCGCAACACCTCGGTGGTTCCGTAGTCAATCATGAAAACGATGTTGTTTGGTTGTGTATAGTGAAATTTGTAGTCTTGCTTATCCATGATGATTTTTCTCCATGCGTTTGCACTCAAACACCCTGTCACCAACGTAAAACATCCCCATCTTTTCGCATTCATTTGCAATGGTTGTTGCGGATACAACCCAAATCAAGCCTGCAACAGCAAGCAATATGAAAGTGCTTAACAGATGTAAAAAGCCATCGCTCATGTGTTTTTCTCCTTAAAGCGAGTTCTTCTCGCTTAGCTCGTGCCGTTGGCCTGTCCAGCGGCAATCTAAGCAAGTTGCTGGTGAGTCACTGTCATAGGGTTTCATACTGTGGCAATAGTGCTCGCCAGTGTTAACCATGAACATTTGGTGATGCTCAGTTGCCACCTGTCCGCTGCCGCATTCAGGACAGTGATATGTTGGTTCGATAATTTTCTTTTTATCCATGATGATTTTTCTCCTTGAGTTTGGCTTCGATGGCTCTGGCTGCATAGGCAAATGTCGGCCATTCTTCTGTTAGCTCCCAAACAGATAGGGCATCGCCAATCTCCTCATCCGTCAGCCCAACCCATTGCCGCTGTGCTGCCAGTGGCGTAGCCGCGTAGGGTGGGGTGGTGTAGAGTGGTGTGATTTCTTTGTTGATTACGGACTCTGGCGGCTTGAACTTTGAATACCGCTGCACCCACGGCGCAGTCTGCGTGCCATCATCGTTCAGACAGCTTTGCCAGTACATCCACGCCACAGGCTCCACGCGCTCTGCGCTTTGCTTTTCAGCTTCCTCAATGGCGGTGCGGAGGGTGGTTATGGCGTTCATGTGCATCTGATGTACTTTCCACATTTCTTGTTCTGTTGACCAACTAGCGGTAAACGCCTCCAGCGCCTGCTTCATTGCTTCAATCGTCGAACTACGTTCTCCTGTGCTCATTTCATTTCTCCTGAGGCTCTGCCTTTTGAGGCCTATAGACTGTATTCATGGTTTCAAAGCTGCCATCGCTGAACTTCTGCAACACTACACTAGTACGCACAACATCCTTACCCCAGACATAGTGGTCTACAGCGTTCACTCGTGCCACTGTGTCTTTGGTTAGCTCTTCCTCAATATCTTGTGTGTAGTAGTTAAAGAATTTGGCTTCGCCTGTAAAATGTACAACTGGTTTCATTTAGTTTATCCTTACTCAATACTGATAGATTTCGGCTTGTCGTCTGAGGTCATCTTCTCGCTTATAGATTTCCCTTTCAATCTTAACCCAGTCTTGTTCATGAATCAAGTCATTGATCTTAACCCAACGCTTCTCAGAGGGTACTTGTGTGTTCAACAAAGCCCAAACTTCCATTGTCTCCCAGTCAGGCTCAGAGTCATCAGATGCTCCGTACCAATCAAATTCTACAACCACTTCCCCTTCATTGAGGGACATTGACAAAGACAAAGAGTTCATTTCAGCACCACCTTCACAAGTGTTAAGACAAACAAAAATAGAGAGACAATCATTGTACACCATCACTTTGTTGTTTATCAACTATTCGTTGCACAGTGTCCAGAATGTCCTTTAAGACCTCATTGTAGCCATTGTCTTTGATGAGCATAGCCACATCGTTGACAACAGACCAATAAAAGAACTCAAAGTCCATAGCTTCTTTCTCTCGTGCATCAAGCTCCATCATGTAGTCCTTGAATTTAGACATACTTACCCCTTGTTTATGTGGCGGAGCCACGGACTTTAAAGACATCAATGTACTTTAATGTATATTTATTTATATATCATTAAAGAATAATTACTTAAAGACTTTAAGCCTATGATGTCTTCATAGATCATCAATGCCTTTAGTGTCTCTATAGTTTATTATACTGTCTTTTTCGATCTTGTCAACCCCCTCATCGTCATCAATATAACTATTTGTTCCCTCCTCGGTGAGCAAGTCCCTTCGATCTTTAGTGGCAATCCCTGTGTCTGTAATACAATTGTTGCACATATCGAGGAATTCACCTGTTGAGGCACTACGCCTAGTAGCTTCAAAGTCACTCAAATTTTTGTTACAGCATACGCATCGTGTCATTTTGTCTATCCTTTCTTTTTAGAGCTTCTAAGCTCTTACCCTAGTGCAGGTATCAACTCAGCATTTTAGTGGCCTTGCTGATCGTTTTAATGCGTTCTAGACGTATCTTAACGCCTAGTCAACATCCTCCAGAGCAGTGACAATACATTGTAGTGCTCTTTCAGTGGTTTTTCAATAGCACTTCCACGTGGGTCGAAATAGCATTCAGACAAAGTGCGTGGTGTGGTGATGTGTGATTGTTTCATGATGTTAATTTACCTTCCGTTGTTAAATTCAATGCGTACCATGTCAGCAATGTCTAGCACTAACTGGTAATTGACAATGCTTACCATGTCGGGCGGATTGTCATCTCGATACCCTTCTAGATACAAGTCCGTAACAGTCACAATGGCCCCTAGCTCTTCATCTTCTTCAATTTCTGCTAGGCCATACCATTCATGGCCACCAATGGTGTAATTAAACTGTTTAAGCTTCATTGGCTACGCTCCTCGCTTCGCTGCGGTTTGATCTTCACAATAGTGCCTCCTCTTCGTTTCCGGGCGATACGCCCTTGATTTCAAGTAGTGCGACATTATAGCCACTTAGCGGCTTTTCGACCGGTTTAGACTCTAAAGCCACGCTTTCGGGTGTTTGTTCACCGTTGATGTACTTAAAAGGCCATTGCATAGGTGTTGACTTTCATTTAAAGTTGTCTACAATCAAAGCGTGAAACAGCCTGTACTGTTTTAACGCTTCTTGGTTTTCTCTGTGAGTTTCTTCAATTGCTTTTAAAAACTCATCAGTTGTGCCACTAAAGCAGCCACAATTTACCCGGATTCCAATTTTAGAATCTTTATGCGCAGTTGTGAAACGCCCCGATGATTTTGCAGGGCCTAGAACCAAATAATCTCCTGTTTTTTCGATTTTTCCATCCCCAGAGACCAAAGCATTCCCAGAGACCCTAGCATTCCCATAGACCTTAGCATTCCCATAGACCAAAGCATTCCCAGAGACCAAAGCATTCCCAGAGACCCTAGCATTCCCATAGACCTTAGCATTCCCATAGACCAAAGCATTCCCATAGACCTTAGCATCTTCATAGACCTTAGCATTCCCATAGACCCAAGCATTCCCATAGACCTTAGCATTCCCATAGACCAAAGCATTCCCATAGACCTTAGCATTCCCCTGAATATGTTTATCTTTAATATTCTTTTCCATTTTATTTCACCCTCTTCAATGTACCGGTTGATACGACCTTAAACAAACCAAGACACTCACCCCGCCTGTACCTTTGAACCTCTCCGGTGTCAGGGTCAATGATAGGCACATCAGGCCCGTAGTTGTTGCATTCTAGCCAATGCTTGGCCTGTCCCCTATCGTTAGAGGAAAAGGCACTGATGCCACTTGAGATAAATTGGACTTGATACATTTATACTAACTCCTCAATGACTTCATCATAACCACTGCTAGGCACTGTTGCAGGGTGTAGATAGGTGCTAAGGTCAATAGGCAGCACCTCTGCTCTCTGTTTGTCAAAATTTCCTACGTTAAGGCGTCGATATTTGTCTACATATTCAGCAGTCGACATCCCCGGCCAATATTTAGGGAATGATCGGTGGATGCCTGTTAGGTGACGCTTACGGGCAGACATGAAGGCACTAATTGCTTTTTGCTGTGGAGATGTTTTCATGATGGTTTAATCCTTTCAATGGTCAACATTAGCGGCAGTTCCAAAGCTCTTCGAGTGCATCGTCAAGGCCGATGTTATCCTTGAACGATGCAAAGGCACTATCAGCCCACCAATGACCCTCGACGGTGTTTGTACGTGTATTGACCCAGATGTTAGGCCCACCGAAGGCCACCAAGACCCGAGCGCCTAAGTATTCGCCCTTGCCGTTGACGATATACTCAATATCGAGAGCGTCTTCAAGATAGTCAAAGGCACTAAATTCGCCTTCGCTATCAATGTCGCGGCCTTCGTTCAATTCGTCCCAATTAGGGTCAGTCAAACTATCTGCGATTGATTGCACGTGATTCTTGATTGATTCGGACATGGTGTTACCTTTGAAGGTTAGTTGCTAGAACATCTCTAGCGGGATCAAGTAGCAAAGGCGCTACTGCAAAGGATTCTATCATATTGTTAGAACCCTTCACGGTAAGGCCTTTAGATGTTAAGGCCAGACACACGGAAACAGCGGCCAGATGGCAACTCTACGTCAACAGTACCAAAAGGATGTACCTTCAAAACCTTGGCCTTGTATTGTTTTCCGTAGATGGTGACATTGATGTATTGCATGGTGGGTTCCTCTTAGATGAACAGTGCAAACAGGACGCCAATGAAGGCGAAGACAATTAGGGTTAGGATCATGTAGACAGTATCGGACATTTTAGTTACTCCAGTGTGTGTGTGTTGACATTGTAGGCGCCGAAGCGCCCATTGTGAATAGGTGTTTACCCTACGATATCGAAATAATGCTTAGAGCCTTCAGGATCACGGAAGCAGATAGGCTCAATTGCATCAGCGATGCCATCAGCGACGAACTCATCCATTGAGCCATCCGCGTGCTCACTGCCTAAGTATACTGCTGATTTAGGGATCAGATCATATACGGTGACTGTCTTGATTGCTTGCATGGTGTTTACTCCAGTGTTGCACTGTGCGTGATTGCTCAGTGCATGGGTGTATTGTATCGCATGATTGCACCTTGTCAACATCTTTCTATTGTCTTTACATAACTTTACATTTCTGTATGTTTATCCAGTATAGTACTGTATAAATGCAGTATAGTGCATGATGTGAAGTATATTTCAGGTAGGCTTCAGAGGTTAGCTTTAGAGGCACCCACAATGCCCTCCATACTTACTGACTGCAGAGTCATTAATGTTTCTTTAATGTTTCGTTAATGTACATTAATGCTAAGTATACTTACTATCTTGAAGCACTGT